ACATCTTCACGTGCGGATCTGTCAGCACGATCCAGATTGTGGACAACCTGATCAGCTACTTTGACGCGGCCCACCACTCCGTGAAAGATGTGCTAAGGTAAAGGGGTAGTCGATCAGGAGACATGGCCAAAAAGCCATCTTTCACAGCCGTCAGCTCACTCGTGTTTGCCGGAAAGCCCAAGGTCACAAGCCAAGGCCGAAGCAAGAACACTAAGCTGTCGGCTACAAGCCGCAACGGTAGGCGTAAACGTTACCGGGGTCAGGGTAGCTAGGGAGAAATCCCTTTTCTGCGGGCCTAGCAATCTGGTGAATGCACCGAACTCATAATTCGGTTGAGGCGAGTTCAATCCTCGCGGCCCGCATGGGAGGGGAGGGGGGGTTGGCGAAATTGGTAGACGCAGCGGACTTAAAATCCGCAGACTCAAAGGTTGTGGGGGTTCAAGTCCCCCACCCCCCATTGGCCCGATAGCTCAGTTGGATAGAGCAACAAACTTCTAATTTGCCGGTCGTTGGTTCGAATCCAACTCGGGTCGTTACACTCATTACTATGGATCTGAACTCCCTCCTTAACAGCAACGGTCGAAAAATGCTTGAAAAGCATGGCCCTGGAGTAACCTTACGCTACCAGCACTTCAAGTCTGACGAAGCCTATTACGAGTACCGAGAAGAGCAGCAAATCGGACCGTTTAGAGACAGCTTGCTTGACGGTGTCGATCCGGGGTCCATTGACCCCAAGTTCCTGAAAAACCTTTGCCGCACCCTGTACTATATGCAAGACCAAATTGACGACAAAGAGGATAAAACTACCGATTGGTAGTTGAAAGCCCTGTAGAAACACCACTAATTGCCATGAAGCCCGCATTCATCATCTACCACCTTGCCACCAAAAAGGCCGCTGAGCGCAAAGCGAAAGATTTCGCCCACTCAACCTCCTCTCTGGCGAAGCGTCCTTGCGTTATCGGCTGAAATCCGGTGAAAGGTAGGTAAGGGTGTAAGCGCCCCTCTATATCACCGTACCACTATGAAAGAACCCACTCCTCAAGAGGTTGAACTCTGGAATTCGCGTGTCGCCCTTATCGGCCTTGTAGCTGCGTTGGGGGCGTATGCCGTGACCGGTCAAATTGTTCCCGGTCTCTGGTAAGCACACACCAGTAAAAAGCCGCACCACGTCTCGTTGAAAGCTAATTGAAACTAGCTTTTGACTTACGTTGCTGTGGCTTTTTTTAACAACTCAAACAACCTGCCATCCAACGTCAGGGTATCTATTTTAGAAGAAAAACTTCAGTCGTACGACGAACTAAGCAAGCAGATGCTCTCGAAGCTGGAGCAGGCAGTGGAGAAAATTTCTGAATCTAATAGCAATATTTCGCAAATCCTAATCAGGCACGAAGAAAAAATAGAACGCGCCACGGAAGATAAAGATATCATGTACAGTGTTATCCACGGTAACGAAGACCGTCTCTCAAAACAGATTGAAACCAATCGCGCCGCGATTCAAGATCTCAAAAATTTCCGTTGGCTCTGGGCAGGCGCGATTTTGGCGAGTTCGTTTTTTGTTAGTCAGTTCAAGGTTGTGGAATATTTGATGCCGCAGCAGCCCGTTCCGATCTATGAGGTTCCGAATAATCAGGTACGCTAACCGCTTGTATCGCGTGCTACACACGATTGTGGATTTCCCTGGCCATTACGCAATATGGCTCGCTCAGGACATTGTCGACAAATCCACACCGATTGTGGTCGATAGCCGCCAGTGCTATGTACCATAGATGTGTACCTTTAATCGCCTCACTCTGACCATGTCGCTTCTTGCAATTTACCTTGGTCCCACGCTAGCCTTCTACCAGTATCTTGAGACTAATCCATGGGCACTGGAGGCACGGATCTACGACCTGTAACCCGACCCTATGCATTTGTGGGCGATCTGCATGGCCGGGTCGCCCTGCTTCGCACCATATTGGGTCGTGATCCGGACCTGACGTATCATTACGTGTTTTTAGGTGACACGATACACCCAAAGCCTTATTTTCGGCATAACAAACGTTGTTCGCCCATCAAGGTATTGAAGATCATCCGCGACCTCGTCGATAAAGGTAACGCGACCCTGGTGCTGGGCAACAACGAGAACTATGTTCTGAACTCGTTAATAATGCCTAGCGAGAAAGTGAAGAAAAAAGAGCTACGTTACACCCTAGAGTGTTTGCGCGAGCTACCGCTCAACGAACGGGTACGGTATATTTCCATGCTGTCCAACGCACCCCTCTATCTCGAACTCGAAGGCAAGTACAGGCTTGCCCATGCCTACTACCCTCACGAGACACAGAACCTGAAACGAGACACCATACTGTTCGGTCCCGGCTACGCCTGGTTCAGGGACCCAGACCTGTCCAAGCACCACATTGATCCGGATTACATGTATTTCTTTGGGCACTACGGGCTCCCGTACTGGCACAAGAATGTTAGTATCATCGATGCGACGAGTCTGGAGGCAACAGGTGTGTACTACACCGATCGTGACGAGTTTATGGTATACTACTAAAGTGTGTGCGTAGCCTCTCATGACCCATCTGAACCCACTTGGCTACTCGGTTCTTGGCCCGGACATGGCACGAGCCGCTTTTGGCGACGAGGAAGTAACAAATTACCACGCTAAGCACCTTGATAATCTATTTAATGGTCCAAATCCTGGAATCATAAATAGCATAAAAGACGATATGGAGAAATTCGGAGTAGAATTTCCCATTAAGAACCCAGATATTTTTACAAAACTCCCTGACTTCTACCTGCCTCCTCTAAGTGGCGACAATATAGCCGAACACTTTGATAATACCAGTAAGGATATACTTGGCGACAAAGTAACACTCCTCAAGGAGTTTGCTGATCTTGAGGTTCCAGAGCCCCCAAATATCGGAGATTTTGTCTACCAAACAGGCTGGACAAGGTACAAATGGTCTCAGGATGGATCTTGGACTGTTACTCACGAACCCGATGGATTAAAGGGTGTCGATATCGCTATCTTTGACTGCGAAACATTTGTCAAAGGTACCAACTTCGGCCACCCCATCCTTGCAACAGTTGTATCACCTGACTCGTACTGGGTTTGGATGCATCAGTCTTTTGTTGACCCTGCGGTTCCCTACATCCCCCAACTTGTTCCTCTAGGTACTACGAATACGTTGCTGATTGCTCACAACGCAGGGTTTGATCGTCAACGCACTCGTGAGGCATATTACCTGAGACACGATCCATTTGACAAAGCTGACCCCTTTGGGAACCTGTGGTTCGATACAATGTCCGCTCATATTAATGTATCAGGTTTAGCCTCTGATCAACGATTTTGGTTCACTAATCCAGACGACAAAACCTTTAAAGGAGTAGGAAAACCCTCCTGGGTAGACAAGGGTTCGCTTAATAATCTAGTCGATGCATATAACTTCCATTGCAAGCCAATGGTTCCTGTGAAAAAAGAAACTAAGAAGACTAGAAATCTATTTGTTGTAGCCGAATCTATGTGGGATTTTGAGCCAGATAGAGATAGACTGGTTGAATACGCACTTAGAGATGTCAAATTGACATTTGACCTCTATTCAATTGTTGTACTTAAATATCTTCAATCTAACCCTAGTCTTACAACGTTATACGGACACTTTTCTCAAACTGGATCTGTATTGCCAGTTGTTTCAGATTGGAAAGACTGGGTAGAAAATTGTGAAAGAGTGTGGAAAGAGTCAATCTCCAGACAAGATGAGCTATTGAGCGAGATTGCTGAAGAGTTGTTGCATGACTGGAAAAACGGAGATATTGATCCAGATCCTGATCCGTGGTTTTCTCAGCTTGATTGGGAAGCTAATTTCTCTTTGAAAAAGGATGGAACCCCTAAGAGTTGTTGGTATGGGGTGCCAATGTGGTATAGAAAAAACGCCAAAAACGACAAGACCTTGGGTCGTATTGTCCTCGAACCTATTACGACTAAGAGCAGGCTTAGCCATATCCTATTACGCCTTAAATGGAACGGTCAGCCAATGGTGTACTCTAAGGATGAAGGTTGGACGTATTGGGATGAGGAAAAATCGACTTATGAAAGATTACCTCACCCCAATGGGGAAGGATTAAATGTAGGTGGTGTGCTTAGTAAAGACTTTCTAGATGACTTTGAATCAGGAATGCTATCTAGTGACTTGCCTCAAGCTCAAGAACTAATTCGTCTTGCAGTGAAGGTAAGTTATTGGACTTCAGTGCGCAGTCGAGTGCTAGAACAGCTTCCTACAAAGGCTATAGACGAATCAGATATGGATATTATTATTCCTCAAACCATTCCCCATAATACTGCCACAAATCGTGCTGGTGAGCACCTTTGGCTAACAGTACCCGACCCCAAACCCGATAAGATTGGCACTGAAGTAAAAACTCGTGTTCAATTAAAATCCCCTTGGACCTTTGTATCCTCAGACTATGATGGACAAGAAAGTGTGATAGCAAGTATCTTTGCCGATTCGTACCATAAAATCGCGGGAAGTACTCAGTTTGGTCATAGTGTTCTAGCCGGATCCAAAGATGACGGTACAGATATGCATAGCATGACAGCAAAAACTATTGGTATTTCTAGATCGATTGCCAAGGGGTGCAACTATGGGATGTTGTATGGATCTGGAGTTAAAACACTAGCTGCAACGATCAGAAAGGGCAATAAGTCCATTAGCCTCAAAGAGGCCGAAGCTATGGGTAAAAAACTTATTATTCGCAAGAAGGGTAAAAAAGCCAGCAAAACATCTCCGAACTTAATAGGAGGTAGCGATTCATATGCTTACAATGAAATGTCGCGAATCGCCAACTTAGATGTTCCCTGCAACCCCCTAAGCGGCACACGAATGTCTACAGCCTTTAGACCTAAATCCGTAGGCAAAGAATTCTTTACTATGCGCAATAACTGGGTAATTCAGTCTACAGGTAGCGCCATGCTTCATGCGTTCCTTACAGCCATGGAACACCTTACGCGACGATTTAACGTTCGTGCCAGATTCTGTATGTCTGTACACGACAGTGTGTTGTACATGTGTCGCGAAGAGGATGCTGATCTAGTTAGCGCGTTATACCAGGTGGCTCATTTGTGGTCTTGGGCTTGGTTGCGGTATAAGTACGAGATTTGTGAGATGCCCCATGCAAATGCATGGTTTAGCAGTATTGAGGTTGACAAAATCTTCAGAAAGGCGGCTACGGCCAGTACGGTGACTGTGTCGCAGCCTAATGCTGAGCCTGATGGCCGCGCTCATACTATAACTAGCCTAGTATCTACATTAAATTCTCTGGCCGACCGGTAGACCGATTGCACACGCTTATCCGTGCTATACTGAAAACGTACACTGAAACCGTCTGCTCCCAATGACAGTCACTACCCTCGAGACTCCAGAGGTTCAAGATTGCCTGATTGAAGGAGAAATCCTTACTAAAATTATTGAAGTTTGCCAACGGGAGAACATAGACCTTTTCGAAGGTTTTATTACTGCTATCGGACTCGACAACGAAGACGAACGCGTCAACCCCGCCCGCCTCATCTATAACATTTTGTGTACGGATGGGGAAATGTCTGAACGTGAAGCCGTCACTCTCCTGGACAACGCGATCCGTGGTGTGTTTGAGTGCATTGCGGAGCGCGAGGACGGTGATGATGTAGAATAGGAGATGGGCACAGGGGCGTAAACGCCCCTCCCTAATCGTGTAGCTTTACGGATTCGTCCGTATCGGTATGCGTCGCAGCCTTAGACAACGTGGGGCACCGGCAGGCCTCGCCTACCACCTACGTATCGCTCTATTGCTGTTGTCCTTTGCAACGACATCATGCGTAAACTTCTCGCACTAGCAACTCTGGTTGCGGGCGTAGCCCACATTCAGTCTCCCGCCCACGCAGCATCCCGCTGCGGGCTCACTAGCCACTATGGTGTGGGTGACGGCTATGCTTGGCAAACAATGGCCAATGGCCGTCCTATGGACCCTGGAGCGAACATTACCGCTCATCGTTCGCTACCACTCGGTAGCCGGATCCGGGTCACTAACCAGGACAACGGCCGTTCTGTCACTGTCACTGTCACCGACCGAGGACCGTACTACGGGGGGCGTATCCTGGATTTATCCCACGGCGCGTTTTCCCGTATCGCATCGCCTTCTGCCGGTGTAGCCAGCGTCTGCTATACGAGACTCAGCTAAGCTGATGGTCGGGGAGGCTCAGGCCTCCCTTACTTTATCAAAACTCACTGTTAACGCTACCGAGCAGATAGCGCATAGTGTTACAGTCAGACAGGATGTCCTCGATAACGTTAAGAATTCCGTATTCCTCGCTATCATCGGCTTTGGCATGCAACTTCTTAAGGGCATCGCAGAGCTTGTCGACAAGCTCTTTGATCTCTTTAGCAAGCTCTTGGCAGGTGTCCCAGTCAATTTCCGGAACATCAGTGAAGATAGACGCCTTGATTTGGATACCTTTGCCACGAGCTTGCTCTGCAAGCATGTCGATCTTCGCTTCCGCAGTCTCATAGATGCGCTCGAAGAGAAGGTGGTACTCATAAAAGTTTTCACCTTCAGAGTTCCAGTGGGCAAGCTGAGCAGCACCAGCTAAATTGTATTGGGCGGTGAGGGCGGCGAGAAATTCTTTTTCCATGGTGAGAGGAGGAGGGGTCAGTAGGGAGAAATGGCTTAGGTTACCGATTTCTCATCATACACCTTGTTAGGAGTAATAGTCAGCGACTGATAGGAACTTGTTTCGGGTTCTGTGTTGGGCACGGTGCCAACCGCATTACGCCACAACCCGGTGTCAATATTCAGACTGAACCAGTCAGGGTATTCCGAACCCGACTTAGTACCCTCTCTCGTACATTTCCATACATCCGTTAACGTTCCAGTCACCTGGAGGGAAGTGTCTACGCTGCCATCGGCACGTATCGCAGTAATAGGAGTGAATACGTATGTGGCGGTGCCGTCACCCGGATTCGTACATGTGACGGTGAGATTGTCACCAATCAAGCGCCCGCATCTGAAATCCTCGACCACATACCGCTGCTCCGTATCCGTATCCAGTGTGCGTCTCCAGACGGCAAGGCCGGTCTGCCGGCTATCTGAGCCCGGGGTTACAAGGCACTTACACACCGGCAAGAAGTCTCCCACCTGGACAGGATTAAACGCAGCGCATGGTTGGCTGTAGAAACGACCGTCATGCATCAACACTTCAATGGTGTAGGTCTGTTCGTAAATGAATTGCGAGGATTCAGGGGTTACCTGTACAAAACGCTCGGGACCAAGTTCGAATCCAGTCTGGAACTCAAGCCCAGGGACCTCAGGTACCCACCCTGTGATGGCGTCTGCGAGAAGATCGAGGATGGGCAAACAAAACGAATGCCCCTCTCGCTGTGCTTGCTTCTGGACCAGGGTAAGCGTGTACGTGAGTGTGCGTGTGCGCACTGTGGGTATGTAAGCGCCCTTATTCGGATTATCTGTATTCGCCCCAGTGAACGACACAATGATCATCGCCTGCTCGGCCACGCGCCCAGAGTCATCGAGCTGCTCGGCAAGCCGTAGCACCACAGCACTCTGCCCGAGCGTGCTGTGCACCCGTCGATGAAGTTGGTTCTCGATCTCCAGAAGCATGGGGACAGGATGCTATGGTGGGATGTGTCGTCCTTAAAAGCTTTCAACGTTCCGTGAGCGTTTTGTTTATCGGTTGCGTCACTGCTGCTATTCTGTTGAAAGCATTTCTAGTTGGAGAACACCGCCATGAACCCTAACGTCCTCTGGGAAAATACCCTTGATGACACTTATCGTTGCTATGTGCTAGCGCAGACCGAGTCGTATGGTTATTTGCGCATGGAACGCCTGGATACGGGCGAAAGGGTACTGGATAGGGAGGTCCCCACGTCCAAATACTTCAAGGGACGTGACATCCTTGAGTGGGGTGAGATCTGTATGCGTATGGCCGGAATTATTGACTGATGCCGATGGTGAGTAGACACGTAACTAAAGCCGTAACCGACCTCGCACTCTCTATCGATTCGCGCTGGCGAGTCGGATGCGTCTTGCTTCGCAAAACCGTATCGCAGTTCGAAGCACCAATGTGTGGGGCAAGACGCACCCTGTCCAATCACGCCTCGCAGAGCAGGTCGGTCAGCCCTACAGAGTATCTCTCCATGCGGAGCTAAGAGCGTTGCTCAAGCCCGATGCTGCTTTGTGTGACACGTTGGTTATTGGAAGGGTGAATCGCCGTGGTGAGTTGTGCATGGCGCGTCCGTGCCCCGTGTGCCAACTGGCCATTGCCGAATCAGGTATCGAACGCGTCTACTATTCCACCGACAATGGTGCGTGGTCAGAACTCACCGCCGGACACGAAATCAAGTAGTTCCCACAGCCCGGTAGTATAGTTGTACGCAAGGACATCGCCGGGTTCCGGGGAGCGCTGAAAGTTAACATCGGCCAGGTCGCGCAACTTCCTTGTAGCTTCGAGGTTGACGATATATTGGCGTAATTCGCTAGCCGTCTGCTTGTACTGCGTACTATCCGGGAATACGCCGAAACTGGAGTGCGTGAGACCTTGCAATCCGCTTGTATTATATCCGCAAGCCGCGCTGGCCGTATTCGGCACGATAGTCAGCAGGCTCGATCCTCCGGGCATACCGGGATTCAGGGGATCGTATCCGTAAGTTTGATTGGCGTCAGATGTCCACATAGTGTTGGGAGAGTGTTACAAAATTGAGTAGCTGAAAATCAAAGCATCAGAAGGTATCGGCCTCCTGCAGGCCGCCATCGTAGGTTGTGATGTCTCCGTCCGTATTCTCAACAACAAGTACATCGCCTTCGACCGGCGTGGCCGCGTTCTGGGTGTCAGCAAAGCTGGCGACGTCTCGGGTGGTTTCCAAGCTATCGAATAGCTGATTGACCTCAAGCGTGCTATCACCAATCAACGTGACGTCCTGCCTATCCAACGATCCACTAGGCTCGCGCTGAGCAACATTGTTGATGACCGGGGCTCCTTTGCGTTTGAATGGATTCCAGCGATTATTAGTACCCCACCGCATTTCCCATCGCGCGAGCGATGCATCGGTAAACGCCCTATCCCGCTGCGTGCTGGACATCGTCATCGCACATGCGCTGCCCCAGTACCGGTAGGCTTCTTGCCACTTCAGGCCGCTGGAGGGTGATTCTTTGGCTGCCCATAGGTCGAGTTGTTTGAGGGCGGCCTCTGCGGCGTCTACGACCTGTTGACGGGGTCTCAGAGTGTCCAGGTACCAGCGAGCGAGTATGGCCTGAGTTCTGCGATACGACCCCGCTATCAGCAGCTTGCCCTGGGGCGGCGCAGTTTCGATGAAGTTATTAATCAGGACCGCAGCGTCATGGAGAGCGACGTTGATACGCTGGTAATTGATTGTGTTCGCGGTCGGATCTTCGAGGCGCGATAGCTCCAGGGCCTCGTTAAATCCGAACACCTCAATGAAATAATCTACCGTAGCCGGTGTACAGTTGTTAGCGACGCCATAGGCGTCGGGAGGCGGGGTGTATGGGGCCACGGGCGCGTATCTCGTCTACTTAGCTTTCAACGAGACAAAAAAGCCCGCCACAAGGGCGGGCTGGGAGATGATACCTGTATCAGTATAGCACAGATCAGGCTGCACCCACAGGGTTGAGCAGGACAGCACCAGCGCCGCAGCGACCGGTTTCGCCCATACCCACCAGCTCGAAGCTACGCTCAACCAAGATGTCGCCTTCGAAAACACGACGATCCATGTTGAAACGCTCGGGGGTGGAAATCGGATAGCCAGCCAGCGTATAGGTATACGCATAAGCCGGGGTACCGTAGTTTGCATCAAGAGCGGGGGTGAAGCCGTCAGTAGCACCGCTGGGGTGATAGAAGAGAAGAGCCACGTTGTTGTAGATGTTCTCTAGGCTTGCGTTGTCTTCACCAAGCTTAAGGCGGCGGGCGACGCGAATCTCGTCGAGACCGAAGATCTCTGCGAGGGTCTTCTCGTTCACCAGGACACCGCGCTGCATGAAGTCACGAATACGCTTGTTACGCTTCAGGGCGTTAAACGCATCGGGGGAAAGCACGAGCTTGTTCGGATAGCAACCAATCTGGCTACGCACCTGCTCTTTGAGGTCGTCCATCAGGACTTCCACGTCAGAGGTCGGGCTATTGAACTGATCGGCACCAGAATTGTAGGTGGCGAGATCGAGCACGTTACCGGCCTCGTACTGGGTCACATCCAGGACTTTGCTAGCAACCTGGATTTCCCAGGACTGCATCAGACGATTTGCAGCGTCTTTGGCGGCATAGGCGCGAAGATCGATTGCAGCAGCACCGTTTTTGGCTTCCGCAGCAACTTCTTCAGCGATCTGCCAGCTAATCGCTTCTTGACGAAGCGAGAAGCTCCGGGTACCGAATTCATTCGAGATTTTCTGAATGTTGGTACCGGGTGCACGCAGGAAGTTTTGAGCTGCGAAGGCCTCCTTCCCGAAGGTAAGAGTACGACCAGCACGGACGTTCATGGACACAGAGGGAGCGAAGAAAGTCGCCACACCGTCAGTATTCTTATATCCCTGAGCTAGTTGAGTCAGGATAGGGTCAATTACTCTAACTTGATCAAGATTCATCATAATTAGTTACTCTCCTATTCTCAAGAACCAGCTTCGTTACCGAGCTTCACTCGGATATATTGGCCAGCACCGGCAGTACCGATGACGTCCAGGGAACGACCGAGAATCAGACCAGCGCCAGCGGTGCTAGAAGCAGTACCGGAGGTGGTTGCATACACGGCGTCGTCTACGGCGAAAGTGGAGCCGGAATCGACTTCTACGATCGCGATACCCGTGGTCACCACGCTCATCAGACCCTGATAAGGGAATACGCCAGGCTTGCTGGGGGTGGTGGAGGGATTAGACTGACCTTCATAAGTGCCAGGCCAGATATAGGCGGTACCACCACTAATGGCGGTAGCCGGTGCAGGCAGCACAGTGGCAGCGGTATCGCTGGTACGGGTCATAACCCGGAACAGTTGCGCACCAATCTTGATGGTGTCGCCAACATTGAGTTCGGGGTCAAAGTTGGTACCAGAGCCGGTCACAACACCAGTGGTGGCGATGGACAGGGTGCCGGTCAGGGCGGTCATGGAGGCGTCTTCGACTTGGTAGCCCTTGTCGGTCAGTTCGCCTTGACCATAAATTTTGTACACATTGACGCCAGCGGCATAGCCACCAGCGACAGGGTATGCACCGCTTCGCTTCACAAAGCGGCAGCGTTCGATACCATTAGCGAGAGCGGTGCTGTCGGTGACAGTAACCGTCTCAACATACTTATGGTCGAACGACATGTAACGAGGATCAGTTGCCATTATTTAGCATTTCGTTATTGTCTTGTGACACACAGAGACGTATCTTCCATGTACCATGCTGAACTCGGGTGTAACCTGACGAATAGTGAGCTTGATAACTAAGTTATCGATCTATTCGCCGGTGAGCGTAGCCCACCGTTGTTACAAAGATTTGTGGATGCGAGGTGGGTCAAAGCCCACCCGTGTTACCCCACTGTGTTATCAGACTTCGTCGTCGATAACAAGCTTGAGAGCCGACATGTAGTCGGTATTATTCTTCTCAGAGTACTCCACAGCTTTCGCATGGATCTGAGCGCTACGCTCATCGAACACATAACCCTCAGCACCGGGGCGAGGCGCTTTAGGCTTCTTGGCAGGTGCGGTAGCAGGTGCAGCAACTTCGTTGAACGACACCATGGACGGGAGATTGTCCAACATGTTCTTCATGAAGTCGAACTGGCTAGCTTTGCCGGTCTCGCTGAAGTTCACGGAATTCTTCGCATTCAACGTCTCCATGAACCGCACCAGGTCGGAAATGGGGGCAACTTGTTCAGTGAGCTTACCACCATCATACAGTTTCTCGCAGAAATCAGTGATCTCTTTTTGGCGCATAAGCCGACGTTGCGAGGCCAATTCCTCTTCGAGTTCGGCAACTTTAGCGGCAAGCGGATCGGGGAATTGCGCCTCGCCGAAGGAGGCCTCGGTTTCGGTCTCAACCACACCTTCGAAGTCCTCGGATTCCGAGTAGCCCATCATGCCCATGCCTTCGCCCATCTCTTGGGAGCCCTGAGCCAGTTGGTACAGCGCCATGATGAGTTGCTCTTCGGTGTACTGGGAGGCCAGATCGGCAGC